GTGCCTGTGCCATTATTGTAAGCATAAATAGCACTACCTGTTGCAGATGCGTTATGTACTTGCGAACGGACAAGGCCATCTGCAGAAAAGGAAGCAGAATTACAATAAGCGTAAATAGCGCGTCCGGTAGTGGCTACGTCATTCCTAACGTATATAGCGTGTGCCGTGGTTGCCTCTGAATCAACGTACAACCCATTCCCATTACCGTTCTGGTCGATAAGTACACCGCTGCCTGTGCCGTCTTGCTTGACACGCAATGCGATTCCAGTCGAAGTGGCGTTGTCTGCTGACACCTGTAACAAATTTCCGCTAAAACTGGCATTGTTGCTGTAAAGTGAAACTCCAGTTCCGCTGGTAATAGTTTCTAAATCAAAATAGTTTCCTATACCAGTAGTCGCATCAGTAACAGTGTGCAGGGTGTAAGAAGGACTGCTCGTACCAATACCTACATTACCATCAGAGGTAATGCGCATACGTTCGTTAGCACCGGAATTTGCACCAGTTCTAAACTCTAAATCTCCCGTGTCAGAAGAATTTATAGCCGCAGCTGCAGTTCCAGAATGGGCAAACTCTAAACCTGTGTCTGCTCCAGCACTATCAATTTTAAATGGAGTGCCACCAGAACTGGCATATACATGCAGGTATCTGTCCGGACTACTCGTGCCAATACCCAATCTCTCAGTACTTGCATCCCAGAATAACTTTGCAGTCGTGCCAGTGTCTTCGTAGAAAGAGATGTCCCCGCCTTCTCCAATAAGCATACGGTCACGGATTGTTCCTAGCGTATCCGAAGTACGAATAAAAAGGTTACCACCGTCTACGTCTGAAACACGTTTATCTACAATCTCAACCGTATTGTGTGTCGCATTTGTGCGATAAATATCAATACTAGCGGTGTCCCCTACCGCATTTCCCAACGAAGCTATTGTTGCGGTAACGGCAGTAGCACCGCTATCCACAGTCAGCCCATCAGCAGTGACTGTGCCTGTTACGTCAAGAGCAGTAGCAGGTGAAGTATTACCTATACCAAGACGTTCTGTTGAGGCATCCCAGAAAAACTTTGCTGTGGTGCCAGTGTCTTCGTAGAATAAGATGTCGTTTGTTGCAGCATCGGCTTTGAGTGCTATTATGTTGTTGGCGTATAATAGTAAATCATCAGCCGTTGAAGACCCAAACCGTACAGAGCTACCTGTTGCTGTTATAAACCCAGTAGTTGCCCCATCCGTATCATTTATAGTTATGCTGGGCGTAGTGTCATTAATAGTAATGTCACCATCAACAGTCAGCCCATCAGCCGTAAGCGTACCTGTTATGTCTGCGCCAGCAAAAGATGGACTGTCAGTTGTGGCTACGCCCTGATCTAATGCTTTAACGGCTGTGATGTTTGTTAATTCGCTGTCCATCAACGCACCAGCAGCAGTGACGTTAGTTGTGTCTGTAACGTCTGCGAGGGCTTCAATGCCGTCCAGCTTGGTCTCGTCTGCTGTGGTAAAGGAAGCAGTAGTAGCATCTAGTACAGCACTGTAGGCTTGTACGTCTGTGCCTATGGTAAGTCCCAGAGAGGCTCTAGCAGTCGCTCCTGACTCAGCTACCCATGTAGAACCATTGCCTACGATAATGTTGCCGTCAGTATTAACAAGAGCAGCAATGGCTGTCAGGTCAGCATCAAGAGGCTGTTTGTTATCTAGCTGTGTCTGAATAGCACTGGTAACGCCGTCAGTGTAGTTCAGTTCGGTGACAGTAGCAGTGATGCCATCTAGTGTATTCAGTTCTGATACGGTAGCTGTGATACCGTCAAGGGTGTTGAGTTCGGCGGCTGTCGCTGTAATAGCAGTACCAGCCAAGTCAATAGAATCAACATACGCGACACCGTTAATGTAGATGTCTTTCCACTCTGCGCCAGTAGCACCAATGTCGTAGGTGTTGTCAGCAGAGGGCAGTATGTTTGAGGCAACATCGGCAGCTAGATTAATTGTGTCTGTAGCTGCATCACCAAAAGTCAGGTTGCCTGATATTGTTGCGTTACCTGTTACGGTAAGGTTCCCACCAACAGATATATCACCAGTAGTAGTAACAGCATCAATATAACCATGTGACCAGTAATTAGAAGAATCACCAAGAGTATATGTGCTGTCTGCACTAGGAATGACGTTGGAAGCTACATCGGCAGTAATTGTAAGTGTGTCTGTAGCTGCATCACCAATAGTTACATTACCATTAAATGTTGCAGCACCTGTGACACCTAGTGTGCTAGAAAGAGTTGTCGCGCCTGTAACGTCTAGTGTAGTTCCAATTGTACCAGCACCATCTACAGTAAGCGTGTCTATAGTAGCTGTGCCATCTAAATACAGGTCTTTAAACTCTAATGAAGATGTACCTAAATCAATATCATTATCAGTTACCGGAACAATTGCGCCGTCTTGAATGCGAACTTGTTCTACAGCTGCGCTACTTACTTCTACATAAAAACCCCAGCGGTTATTGGTGCTATCAACTGCAATCTTATTTAAAAAGTCTTCGTCACCAATAACATGAATGTTACCGCCCTCGCCAGACGTACCATCATGCCTGTGTCCAGTTGTACCACTGCTTGCATATGAAAACGCATTTACTAGCTGGTTGTATTCATCATTGAATAACGCAGCAGTAATAGTATCCCCATCCGCGAATGTACTTTGTCTAGTATAACTAGTTCCAGCCATTTTCTTTTATCTCCTACCCGAGGGCATATAATCTATGTACAAACCATTTATTGAATATGCAGGATTGTTGTCATTGCTTGAAAGTCTGAAACTAGCTACATGTCCACTTCCCTGTAATGATTGCCTTACTAAGGGGTCTAGTGAACCACCAAATACACCTGTTCCAAATACTGCTGATCCAAATAATGAAGGAGTTTGTACTTCAGTTAATGTGTAATCAGCTGGTTGAGGAATACTTGTATCTTCATAATTAAATCTTACACGCAAAGATGGTTGTACTTCACCTTCAGGGCTTAATGAAATTTTTGCATAGTGTAATGTTTTTAATGTTCCTGCGTCACCAAAGTCTAAGTTTGGTGTTTTGTATCTCGCTGATATAGTTTGTGGTGTGCCTGTTTCATAAAAATAATTACCAGTGTCATGCACATAAATATAACCAGAGTTATCGCCGTGGTATGTTTTTTCAACACCATTACTCAAAAATGCAGATGAAATTGCGGGGGCTTGTATGCCTTCTGTTTCTGACCACTCAAATCCGTTTGGTGTAAGTGTTCCAATTAATCCTCTTGATGCAGAAATAGATGAACCAATTGGTGTGTAAAACAATCTATACTGCGATTTATTTCTTAATACTACACTGCTTATAGTGTAGTCAGTTATGTTAGAAGCTATATCTGCAACAATAGACTGCACCTGTCTTGATACAGAACTCAACTCAACGTCACCAATACGGGCTGTTGCAGCTACAAGACGAATACCGTCTGGGGCTAAGAATAAAACATCACCACCAATTTCTTGGATGCTATATCCATTTAAACAGCCTACGTTAGATGTAATCTGTGAAACAGCCACAGAAGCCGAGTCATTAATGTTGTCTAACCTATGTATTGTATTCTGACAGAAAATATAAAGAGAATCACGGAAGCTTTTAATACCTGTGATTCTATCATCAATTGTTACTGAACCAGAACCGACACCAGTAAAATCTCTATCATCATTTGTTTTACTGTAATAAACAGTTGCAGGGGCGTTTGCCGTATCAACAATACAAATATGTTTGTTATGATTTTCAACATATGTAGCAGCAGCGGGAGTAGCTATTTCTTCGTAAACAAATACTCTACTAGCACCTGTACCATCAATATGGAAGTGTGCCATCTTGTCTGAGCCTGTTGCAATACTCAGCGAACCATAAGCACTACTTGTATGCCCAGTAGGTGCCCGCATTATTGCAAACTGAGCCTGACCTTGATTAGGTCTGTCTAATTCTGCCTGAGAACTGAGATTAGCTTCAGTAACTCCAGAATGACCTGTATCCCTATTAATCTGAGTCCATGTTGTGCCATCTTCAGTGTAGTAAATACTTGTGTCTACACATACAACAAGACCTAGTGCATAAGGAAAAACACCATGAATTTTTGATGTCCCCTCAGGTCTAGTTGTTCCATAATTAGCATAACCATTTATGCGCCTATATCCACCGTCCGGGTCTACTTCAAAATTAATTAGCTGCGTAGCAAAGCCCGGCTGTTGCAGCATATCAAACTGGTTAAGGTTAGTATTTAACCCTCCCCTACATGAAAGACCAAATGGTTGGGACATTAAACGTATACCACTCTATCGTCTTTAAAATATGATGGAGTAGGATCAAGAAGATTAGAACGCATGCTTCTTAGTCCTTTGTTATAGTCATCTAACGCAAATGCAGCAGCCTGTGGGTTATCTTTAAACTGCCAAATGTAATATCTTGCCCTAGCCATTAAGACGGGCTTGTATAAATCTGGGAACACTATTGTGTCTGAATATGCAGATAGTTCTGTTGGCAAATCCCAAGCATAGAACCAAATACGATAGGTCTGTTTAGGGATTGGGCTTAGTCCAAACTTACGAGAGTCTGGACTACGAATAACAAAACGGGGTTCTCCCCAAGTCTGCGTATCCGCATCGTCTGCATTTTCTGCGGTACGCCTAAAATCTTTCCACTCTTCCGTGGTTAAAAATTTTAGATTC